CTTGGATGCAGCTTTTGAAACCTGCTTTCCGCCCGCCAAGATGCGCCCGCGCCGCAACAGCACCCGCGTAAAATACGCCCGCTGTGCCGAAATGGGGCTAACGCAAGCCTCAACAGCGCGGGTGCTGGGGGTGACACGCGGAACCGTTCACGATGCAGCGCGGCGCTATGGCCTGACGTTCAAGCGCCATCAGCCAGCGCCAAGGGTTCAGAAGGCCGCGCCGCCTGAGTCGAAGGTAAACCCTTTCATTGCAAAAATGGCTGAAATGGCCGCAGCGGAAAACGCAGCACTGCGGAGGGCCAGCCAATGAACAAGCGCGGCTTTATCGAAAGCGACCCATTTGGCGAGAACAACCCACCCGTAGGGCAGGGCGAGAAACCCCTCCAGACAGAGGCACAGGCCGCACAGGTGGCTTACTGCAAGCGGTTACTGATGGAGGGCTGGTCATCCACCTACCTGATCGCACTGGGCTACGCGGCAGGCGCAATCAAGCAAGCAAAGGAGCAGATCAATGAGTGAGAAGAAACACCGGATTATCATTTCGAGGCGCGAAACCACGTTCAAGTCTTGGGCAACAGACGCTTCAACATTCGCTCTATTCGCCGGGTTGATCGGCTTGGGCGTGTTTCTGGAAAGCGCCGCGATGCAATGGGCGGGCTTCACCGTGGCATTTATCACATTGCTGACAAAGGCTGCGGGTGTCGAAAAGGCCAGCACGTTTGACTTGGATGGTGCCCGAAAGCGCCTTGATGAGATTGAGGCGGAGCAATGAACCTATCTCACAGAATGGACCGCAAGCACGAGCAGGCCGCACATCAAGCTGCGGCGGCAAGGCCCGTTGATCTGCCAGACCTACCAAAAGGCGCAGAAGAATGGTTCGCGGCAAAGATGCGCAGCCCCGATGCGAAGGTTAGCCAAGTTGCGTCACGCCTCAAGCACCACAAGTGCGGACAGCGCACCGGAACGGCGGCAATGGTCCTTGCGGTCATCAGCGCGGCAGAACAGCCCATAACGGCAAAGCAGATTGCGCAGCACATAGACAGATCATCAGAGGCCATCCGTCATTGCCTCAAGCGGCTGCATGATCGGGGCGTTGTTCAAAAGCACGGGCCAGCGAACAAGCTGAAATGGATCAAGGTGTGACCCCAGAACAGGCAGAACAACTACAGGCAATGAACGCCACCCAAGAGAAGACCATCAAGGAGCTGTGGGTGCAGAACGCGGCGCTGCAAAAGCAGGTCGATAAACTCCAGGGCATGTATGACAATTCTCAGGAATACATCGGCAAGCTCAAGGCGCAACTGACAGACGAGGCAATCGCGGAAAGGGTGTTTGGATAATGGACATGAGAACCCACAACTGGGCAACAACCATTAAGGCGGGGTCTGAAATGGCAGCAGAGCAGGTCCGGTCCGATGTTGAGATGACTGAGGCGCATGTGATCTGGGCATTGCTATCAGAGGCCGCGCAAACATCGGCCCGCGCATACTCAGGCCCGCCGCGCACTGGATACCCGAAAAAGAGCGTCATGCCGGACGCGCCTGACGATGTGTCCTACTGGCACATGATGATGGCCTACATTCAGGGGCAGCTTGAGGATGAGCCAGTTGACCAATCTCGCCCGCCAATTCCAAGCGCGGAGCAGATCAGCCGCGCCGAAATCATCCTGCACATCTGGCACAATCACGCGCTCAAGAACAAAGGCGCAAAGCACCGGATGAAAAAGGCTGTTTACCTCAAGGCATGTGGGGTTCCTGATCGCAAGGTGCGGCTGGTAACTGGCTTCACGCGGCAGGCCATTCACGCGGCAAAGGCAGAGGCAATGCGCGACATGTGGGCCGTGATACGTAGATATTGACTATCCGACTAAATCTGGTAGATTGCACGGCATAATCAGATGAAATGCGCCGCGTGGGAAACCATTGCGGCGTTTTTGCATTTCCACCCCTCCACAACGGACAGGTGATAAAATGGCAAAGCGCAAACAGCTATTCCATCCCGAAGAAGTCAAAAAGAAGATCCAGACCAGTCAGCTTATCAACCGCTTGCAAACAAACGCTTTAGCGGATGAGGAGTTCATGACCCCCGGTCAGATCGCAAGCGCAAACTCTTTGCTTGACCGGGTGTTGCCCAAACTCAAGGCGGTTGATCATTCTGGCGAAGTCGATATGTCGATCACCCGCAAGACGGTCTACGAGGCCAAGCCTGATTGAGCTTGAGTTTAGGGTTCGCTGGTATCAACGCAGGTTCCACGAAGCCCTTGTAAATCGAACGCACAACAGGTTGATGGCTATCTGGCATCGCCGTGCGGGCAAGGATGAGATTGTCCTTGATGCAATCGCCAACCTGTCCGACCGCGAAATCGGCACATACTGGCATTGCTTTCCAGAGTACAAGCAAGCCCGAAAGGCCATCTGGAACGGTATCAACGCCAAGACAGGACAGCGGCGGATCTTTGACCACTTTCACCCGAGCGAAATAGCCCGGATGCAAGACGATGACATGTTCATCGAAAAGACAAACGGCAGCACGTTCCAGCTTTTGGGGTCTGATAGATACGACGCAACAGTAGGTTCTGGCCCGCGCGGCATTGCCTACTCCGAATGGGCGCTTAGCAATCCGAGCGCATGGGCTTACCACTCGCCAATGATCCGCGAGACAAACGGTTGGGCTGCATTCATCACCACACCGCGCGGCAACAACCACGCCAAGACGATGTTCGACAGGGCGCAGACAAACCCGGCTTGGTTTTCAGAGCTTCTAAGCATTGAGGAAACCGGAGCGCTGGCACAAGACGTGCTGGATGAGGCGTTGGCAGAGTATCAGGATTTGCACGGCATCGACATGGGCCGCGCGTTCTTTGAGCAAGAGTATCTGTGCAGCTTTGCGGGCGCGATTGTGGGCGCTTACTTCGGCGCGGAAATGAACAAGGCCGAGCGTGAAGGCCGGATCAAGGAATTTGAGATAGACCGCAGCCAACCCGTGCATACAGCATGGGACTTGGGCAAGGCGGTCAACAACCCGATCTGGTGCTTTCAGGTTATCGACGGTGCGCCCCGCATTGTGGACTTCTACCAGCCCGAAAGTGAGAACATCAGGGATTGGGCCACATGGCTTGATGAGCGCGGATATACCGGGTTCGACTTCGTGCCGCACGATATCATGGTCACTGAATGGGGCAACGACAGAACCCGCAAGGATTTGCTGTTTAAGCTGGGCCGCAAGCCGATCACCCTTCCGAGGGTTTCGGTCGCTGATGGCCTGCAAGCGGCGCGTGAGACAATCAATGTCGCGTGGTTCCGCAACAATGAGCGGACCCTTGACGGGATTGAGGGTCTAAAGAACTTCCGCCGTGAGTGGGATGATGACGCAAAGGTGTTTCGTCAAACCCCCGTGAAGGATTGGGCAGAGCATCGCGCCTCTGCATTCCGCTATCTGGGCTTGGCTTGGAAGGCCACCAAAGCACAGCAGCAGGCGCCCAAGAAGCCAACAGAACTTGCATACGAGGCGCGGCCAGATGGTCGGATCGTCGGGAATATGGACGTCATGGAATTGATTAAAGCCAAGAAGCGCAGGAGGGCGTTGGATGAATGAAATAACGCCCGAACAGCAGGCCACGCTTGGCAAGGACTGGATGGCCCGCCTTGACGCCCAAAAGAAGGCCGAGGAAACGTGGATTGATAACGCCCTTGAGGCGCAACAAGCCTACATGGCAGAAAGCGGCGATGGTAATATTGCCCCGCAGTACAACATCCTCCACAGCAATGTCGAAACGATTGTACCGGCCACCTACAACAGCACCCCAAGCCCCGACATTCGCCCGCGCCACGGCAATGCCGACAAGATCGGCAAGGTTGTTTCGGACATTTGGGAACGTGCCATTTCGGCGCAGATTGATGATGAGCGGCTTGATACTGAGATTGAAGCCACTGCCCTTGACGCCTTCCTGACCGGGCGAGGGGTCACGCGCCTCAAGTATGATGGCCAAATGCAAGACCAAATCTTGCAGGGTGAGCGCGTCCTTTATGAGAATGTGGCGTGGAAGGACTACCGTGAGGGGCCAGCACAGCGATGGTCACAGGTGCCGTGGGTCGCGTTCCGGTATCATATCTCACAGGAAGAACTTGACCGCCGCTACGGCAATGACCCGTCTGACGATGTGAGGCCAGACAGCAAGGACGAAACGGACGACAAAAAGGGTGGCGTGAACGTCTGGCAGATCTGGGACAAGCAGGAACGCAAGGTTCTGACGGTCACAGAAGACACAAACAAGGTCATCAAAATTCAGGATGATCCGTTGGGCCTCAAGGGGTTCTTCCCAATGCCTGAGCCTGTCCAGCCACTACGGGTGAATGGATCGCGCAAGCCGATCTGCCCGTATTCGGTATATCGGACGCTTGCCAATGAGTTGGACACCCAGACGCGGCGCATCAATATCCTGACGAAAGGCCTTAAGTTGCGCGGCTTCTATGCTGGTGACACTGATGTAATGGAAACACTGGCGGAGGCCGAGGATAACGCGCTGGTTGGCGTGGCTGACATGCGGTCAGTTGCCCCCAACGGTGATCTGGATAAAGCAATCGCTTGGTGGCCTATCGACAAGGCCATCACGGTCTTGCGTGAGCTGATGCAGCAGCGCGAACAGACCAAACAGGCGATCTACGAAATCACGGGCATTTCTGACATTGTGCGCGGCGCGTCCAACAGCAAGGAAACGGCCACAGCGCAGCAGATCAAGACCCAATGGGGTTCACTGCGGATTAAACGCCTGCAAAATATGATCGCCCGCCATGTGCGCGACATTTTCATCATGTCGGCAGAAATTATGGCCTCACAGTTCGATGTGCAGAGCATTCTCAAGGCCTCTGGCGTGTCTTTGGAGCTTCCAGCGTCCCAAATGCCGCCGCAACCGCAAGACCCCGCTCAGGCGGCTGCATATCAGCAGCAGGTCCAGCAAATGCAGGCGGAACATCAGCGCAAACAAGCCGAACACCAACAGCAGGTGGTGGCGATGCTGAAAGAGATTGATCACTACCGAATTGACGTTGAAAGCGACAGCACAGTGCGGGCCGATCTGACCCAGAAGCGCGGTGAAATGGCCGAGTTCCTCAACGGCACGGCGCAGTTTTTCAGCACCATGGCCCCGGTCATTGAAAAAGCCCCGGCAGCGGCTGGCCCGATCATCGAAATGTATGCCGCCTTTGCCCGCCAGTTCAACTTGGGCAAGCAGGCAGAAGATGCGCTTGACGAAATGGTGGAGGGGGCCAAGCAGGTCAATCCACAGCAACAGAACCAGCCTGACCCAATTAAAATGGGCGAATTGAAGGTCAAAGAGGGCGAATTGGGCGTCAAACAACGGAAGGTCCAAATTGACGGGTTCAAGGCGCAAAACGATGTGATGCATAAACAGGCGGAAATCACACTTGAGGCGCAGCAACAGCGCCCCGTGGGGATTGGCTGATGGAGTTCAGGATTTACATTCCCGACAGCCCGCGCCGTGCATGGCGGGCTGCACTGTATTGGGCGGGCATTAGGAAGTCGCCAGCCAAAATATACTCGATTGAAGATGTGCGCCATGAGCATAGAAAACATCTTGCACGTATGGCCGAAAATCAGGAATTGCGCGAAAAAAACATGGCGCAGAGGGCGCGTATTATTGAGCTTAGCAAGGAATTGTCGTATCTTAAGCGTGGCTCCGGGGCTGGCCGGGACCAGTGCGGGATTGCAAATCCTGACATGCCGGGTTCGACTCCCGCCGGGGCCTCCATATGCCGACATTCGTAATGCGCAACGGCCAGATGGTAGACAAAGCCACTGGCCAGCCGATGCTTTCCGACGAGGAAAGGGCCGCGCCGCTGGCCACGCCAAGGACATTCTCTGACACGCCGGGATACCAAAGCCCAATAGATGGTAAATGGATCGAAGGTCGCCGCGCCAGAAAATACGACCTCGAAAGCAACAATTGTGTTGACGCAAACGACCTCCCCAGCCCGACAGGTGGCAAGCTCAAGAATGAGCGGTTCGCCAAGAAACGCGGGCTGGAACACATGCTAGAACGCTAATCATACAGGAAAATTTGACATGACTGATAACGCGGCTGCGCCAGCACCCGTGACAGAAGAAGTCACGCCTATCGAAACCCCCGAAGTCGAGCAGACTGAGGATGATATCCTTGATGAAGTCTGGGACAAAGCCAACGCCCCTGATGAGGAAATCACCGATGATCCGGTCGAACTCAAGGAGCCGGAGAAAGAACCGGAAAAGGCCGAACCCGTCAAAGAGGAAGCTGTAGAGCCGCCCAAGGAGTTGCCAAGCGCAATTCGTGATGAGTGGGCCGGAATGACGGAAACGGCACGGGATGCGGTCACTGCGTTCTATCGTGAACAAAACAACAAACTGGCCGATCAGGGCCGGAAAATCCAAGCGATTGATCCGATTTACCAGAGCGTCATTCAAGCCCGTGAGAACATTCCAGGCTTTGACAAGAAGACGCCCGCCCAAATCGGGCAAGACGTGATGCAACTGGCTCAATTCCAAGCCAATTTCAGCAAAGACCCGATCAATCAAGCACTGACGTTCCTGCAAAACACCGGACTGACGGACGCTGTGCGCAGCGCCCTTGGTGGGGCGGATCAGTCAACGGCGCAGCTACACGCGGAAATCGCGGGCTTGCGTAAAGAACTTTCGCAGCGGAATGACCCGTCTTCTCAGTATGAGATGTACCGGCAATTTTCGCAGCAAGAGCAGACAGAACAAAGCATTGTTCAGTTTGCACAAGAAGCCGAGCATTGGGCAGAGGTCGAACCGATCCTGCCGAGGTTCGTAGAAGCCGCTCAGGCGGCATTGGGTGAAGGCGCCTCCAATTCGGACGTGCTGAAACTCTCATACGACATGGCCGTACAAGCCAAAGGACTACCGGCGAAGGTTAAGGACGCTGCACCAGCCTCCCCACAGCCAGACCCCGCGAAAGCCGAACAGGTTGAAAAGGCCACTTCCGTAAATCTTACCAGCCAGCCGACAGGCAATCCGCGCACCTTGTCCGAGGATGAGGAAATGGACGCCGTTTGGCACCGGATGGTTAACTCATAGGAGATAAGGGATGCCAACTCCCTCTGAAATCTTCACGGAAATGGTGACAACGACCCATCGCAAAGTGGGGTCGAAAATCACCGACAACGTGAGCAACCACAACGCATTGATGCGCCGCATGAAGGACAAGGGGCAAATCAAGAGCGAAGATGGCGGTTATGAAATCCAAGAGCCGATCTCATACGCCGAAAACAGCACGTATCAGCGCTTTTCGGGCTATGATACCCTCAACACGCAACCCTCTGACGTTCTGACTTCGGTCAAGTACGAATACCGCCAGATCGCCCTGCACGTCACGGCATCCGGTGAAGAATTGCGCAAAAACGCCGGTCAGGCCGCGATGAAAAAGCTTGTGAAATCTCGCAAGCAGGTCGCAACCCAGACCGCGCAAAACCAGTTCAGCGTTGATATCTACTCCGATGGATCGCTGACCAACCAGATCAACGGCTTGGCCAACCTCATTCAAACGAATGGGCAAGGCACCGTGGGCGGGATCAACTCCACCACGTTCACGTTCTGGCGCAACAAGTTCAAAGAACTGTCCGGCACCAACATTGCCGGCACTCCGAATGCGACAAACGCGGCCACCATGAAGGCTGATATGGGTGGCCTCTGGCTTTCCCTGAATCGCGGCATGGACAAGCCGGACCTGATCGTGATGACGCACGACTTCTACACGCTCTATGAAACGGGTGAGCAGCAGTTGCAGCGTTATGCGGATGCCGACATGGCAAACGCTGGTTTCAAAGGGTTGAAGTACAAGACCGCCGATGTGGTTTTTGACGACAACACCAACTTTGGCACCACCGATGAGAAGGCGTACTTCCTCAACACCGATTACCTGTACCTCATGCAACACCGTGAGGCCAAGTGGACGATGGAGAAGGAAAAGACCCCGATCAATCAGGATGCCGTTGTCATTCCGATGTACTGGATGGGCAACATGATCACCACTCAACGGTCGCTGCAAGGCGTCCTGTTCGACGCAGCGTAAGGAGGGCATGATATGACCGGAATTACAGGCGCAAATCTGACCCAGACGTACACTGATTTGACTGAGGGCAATGTCCCCTCGGTCGGCACAATCGTTTGCGATCAGAACAAGAAGTACAAGTTCGTGCAGTATGACGCGGCAACCGCCGCCGCTGCGGGTGTTGACGGTGAGGTTGTCTATTATCTCGCTGGATCGTCCACAGTGGTCACGTCTGACCTTTCAGACAGTGACGAGGTTGGCGCAGGTGTGCTGCAAGCGGACGTTGCCGATGGCGCGTATTGCTGGGTCCAGATCAAAGGGCCAGCAACGCTTTCCATCGCGTTGACCGCTGGTGCCGATGGCGACCCACTGACCCCGACAGGGGCGGGTGACGGTACGTTGGACGTATCGGCGGCGGTTACGGACCATGTGTGTGCCGTGGCCATCGACGCTTCTGAAAAAATCATCATCTGCGACTTCCCAGAATGATCTGAGGGGGCGGCTCAGGTCGCCCCTTTCCCCCTTTTTCCTCCACAACGGACGAACAAAAATGACAGCCGTAATTAACTTCAAAACAGAATACCGCCGCAACCTCGAAACAGGCAAAGATGAGCCTGTACATTGGGTGAAGCTGGCCCCCAGCGTTTCCGAAAGCGAAAAGGTGTCCACATGGCACCGGGTCGAAAAGCTCAAGCCATTTGAGACCAACGATTCCTCGGTATCTGACAGCCCATCCTATCAGGCTATGAAAGGCCGTTGGGAGATTGTCGAACCCGCATTCAAGGCGTGGCTGGATGGCTCTGAAATTCCTGAGAACGGCACTCCATTGGGCGCTTGGGCGGCGCTGACAGCCGAACAGGCCGAAATCTTCCGGGGCTTGAAGATCCGCACCGTTGAAGATGTTGCGGCGATGCGTGATGGCGACATTCAGCGCATTCCTCTGCCGAATGCACGGCAGCTTAAAGGCTTGGCCGCTGAGTTCCTGAAAGGTCAGGACACAGCCCATGCACAGAAAGAGGTCGCTGACCTCCGCGAACAAATGGCGGCGATGCAGGCGATGCTTGATGAGCAAACCAAGCCCAAAGCAAAGCCGAAAAGTGAGGCCGCGTGAGCATCGCGGACTACAGCGAACTTCTGATTGAGGTAGCGCAGCGTTCCGGCCAAGCAGACCTTCCCCAGCGCGGGAAAATGCTTGTCGGGATGTTGGAAGTCTACCTCAACAAGAAGCTGCGCACGGCAGATCAGGAGGCGTCCGCAACCGTTACGGCGGACGCAAACGGCGATGCCTCCTTGCCGACTGACCGTATTGAGATCAAAGGCGTCTATTACGACGATGTGCGGGTTCCGCGCCGGACGTTCTCTGATGTTGAGGTCGATTTTAGCGGGTGGGGCTGGTACTCCGAGGGTGACACGCTGAAAAGCACTCTTGATGGCCGTGAGCTTGAAATCCGGTACTATCAGGCCATCCCAAGCCTTCACACAAACGGCACCAACTGGCTCTTGACCAATGAGCCGGAAATCTACCTGACCGGACTGCTTTGGCAGGCCCGCATGAAAGAAGGCGACATTGAACAAGCCGCAGTAGCCAGGGGCTATCTTGATGGCTTGATTGCCGAGTTGGAAATTCAGGACCGCCGTAAGCGCCGTGGTCATACCGAAATCGACATGGGCGGAAAGAATTATGAGCGCGGGAACGATTTTACAATCACTGCTTGATGAGGTCGGGCTTGAGGAAACCTCGCCCGATATCGCAAGCACCGAATTTCCTATCTCGCAAATCCGCGAGTTTATGGAGCAAGCCGGAGAGGACATTGCCAAACGTGCGGAATGGTCAGGGCTTTATGCGTCAGACACCATTTCAGGGTCGGTATCGTCACACACATTGCCGAGCGACTTTCAGGAAATGGGTGAACGCGGTTCGGTGTATCTCAGCAAGTCGGAAGGAACATACACGCCTCTGAGGGCGATCACAGACCCCGGCATGTGGGACTTTATCAAGCAGCACCCCTCAACGCAGCTTTACTACATGATCCGAGGCGGAACGCTTGAGTTCTCCGACGCCTTGGACGCTGACGGGGCGAAAATGACCTACGTCAAGAATACGTGGGTCAATCTGGACGGCGGCGGCGATGGTACGGCTATCGCGGCCAACGCCGACACGTTCCACATCCCTGAGCGGCTTATCCGGCTTGGCGCAGTGTGGCGTTGGTATCGTGAAAAAGGCCACCCATACGATGACCATGTTGCCGAGTTTGAGGCTGATCTGGTGCAGGAAATCAAGGCGAACAGGGGTCAAGGATGATTACCGTCCACCCCCAGCGCCAGCGGCCACAAGACCGCATCCCAAGCAAGACAGCAAAGCCTGTTGCGCAGCAGGTGGCGTCCTTTCCCGCGCCAGTAGCGGGTCTGATCACCAACCAGAACCTTGCGCAGCAGCGCCCCGACAGCGCTTACCAGCTTGATAACTTCTGGGTTTCGGCCAATGCAATCTATCCCCGTGGCGGGTATCAACAGCGCGTTGACGTGGCTGGAAATATCGGCAGCCTGCACAACTACGCGGCAGGCGGGGAGTTCTTCGTCGCGGACGAAACCGCGCTCTACAGCTTTGACGCCTCAACGGCCCAAGGCACCACGCTTTCAACCGTTGTCACGGGGTTGACCAGTTCCGATTGGGTCAGTGTCGAGACGCAAAACGATGCAGGCTCATTCCTGACGCTGGTCAATGGGGTTGATAACCTCCAACTCTATGATGGAACCACACACTACACGGTCACAGATGTTTCTGCGACACACTCAATCACGGGCATTGATACCGACAAGCTTAAATTCGCTTGGAACTACCGCAACCGGACATGGCTTGTCGAAAAGGACAGCATGAACGTCTGGTATCTGGGCGTGAATAGCGTTTCGGGTGCGGCAACCAAGTTCCCGCTTGCCGGGGTATTCCGCAAGGGCGGCAATCTGCACTCCGGGGCCACGTTCTCATCTGACAGCGGTGAAGGGCTGGATGACCGGATTGTGTTCCTGACAGATCAGGGGGAATTTGCCCTGTACAGCGGCGATCCTGCCGACACGTTCAGTTTGATCGGTGTCTATGAGATCGGCAAGCCGCTTTCGCGTGACCCATATGTGCAAATCGGCGGCGATGTTCTCATTGCCACTGCGGCGGGCCTTATCCCCATCACGGGCGCGGTCACAAAAGGTCCATCTGAATTGAAGGTGGTCTCGGTTTCACAGCCGATTGAACCGGATTGGGAATATTGGTCACTGTTGCAGCCTTCGGGCTGGAAGGTGGCAAAATGGGCGGAACGCGGTGTTGCGGTGTTTGCCGTGCCGGGTTCATATCCACCCCTTGCCTTTGTGTTGAACCTCGAAACAGGGGCATGGACACGCTGGACCAATTGGGATGCAGACGCGGTTGCGGTTCTGGGGGGTAATCTGTTCCTTGCTCAAGCCTCTGACGTATTCCTTGCCGACACCACGGGAACCGACAACGGAACGGCCCTCACGGCCAAGATGTGCAGCGCTTTTCACGGCCTTGTGGACGGATCTGCGCACAAGATGGCAAAGCGGGTGCGCGGGGCTTTCCGGCGCGATCTGAACTTTGCACCGCAATTCAGTGTCGCGGTTGATTATGAGCCAGCCTTTCCAACCGCACCAAGCGCGGCGGCTCTATCAGCCATCGACGGTGCGGCAATCTGGGATGTTGCGGTCTGGGATGAAACCGATTGGGCGCAGGCGGGCCTTGCCAAGAAAGCCACGTCCAAATGGCATGTTGTTTCGGGTGAAGGTTTTGCCTTGGCGGTCCAATTGCAGATCACCAGCGCAGCGGCGTCCAAGATGGACTGTGAATTGATCAAATACGATCTGACCTACACCATGGGCGACACTTGATACACACGGTTTATGACCACTCAGACCACGTTCTAGCCTTCGTCGCTCAAGGCTTGTGGGGTGGCCGTAGGACGATCAGCGGATACGGGCTAGGGTTTGCCACAGAGGCGGACGGGCTGGTGTCTGGGGTGGTCTATCACAACTATGACCCCGATGGCGGGGTGATCGAATTAACGGCGTATTCAACGCGCCGCAGTTGGTTGAACAAGAGCCGCCTTCGGGCGGTTTTTTCATACCCGTTTGACCAGTTAGGTTTGCGCATTTGCGTGGCCCGCATTTCAGAGAAAAACACCCGAACCCTTCGCATTTGGAAGGCGCTCGGAGCCGAGTTCTACCCAATCCCCCATCTGCGGGCTGAGGGCGAAGCGGAAATAATCGCGGTCTTGCATCGCGACACATGGAAATCATCCAAATTCGCTTGAGGTAAGCCATGAGCAAACCAGACGCCCCAACGCCAACCCCGCCAAAAGAAACGGCGGCGGCGAGTACCGGGACCAACGTATCCACAGCCATTGCCAATTCGGTGATGCAAAACGTCAACCAAATCACGCCTGACGGTAGCCTGACGTTTGAGTTTGGATCACCCAACATGGCGGATATCCCCGACATTGTGGAAACACAGACCCCCGGCACCCCCGGCAACGTAGAAATGCGCAGCGATGCGTACTACGACCGCACGGGCGACCCGCGACCCACAGCAGGGGCGGGGACCGCAGGCACAAGCAGTTTCTCGGTAGGTGATCAGTCGTTTGGCACCCGTGAGGAAGCGGCGGCACACCGTCAGCAGCTTGTCAACGAGGCTGGCGGCGATGGCATGTACACATGGACAGACCCCTACACGGGGCAGTCCTACAGCATCCCCAAAATCACGGCCACACAGACGCTTTCGGAAAGCGGTCAGGCGATCAAGGATCAGAATGACAAGGCGGCGCTTAATCTTGCCGAATTGGCGGCAAATCAGTCTGGCCGTTTGGATGACCTGCTTTCCAACCCGATGGACATGGCAAGCCTGCCGGATCGAAAGCAATACGCGGACACCGCTTTGCCGGATTTGCAGGGATACGGCGATGCGCCTGACCTCGCCTCAATCCTTGATGGCGCGAGTGAACTCACGAAGACCTTTGATCGTGGCGATATCCAGAAAACAGTGGGTGGGTCTCAGGACTTTACCCGTGGTGTGGACGTTCCCGGCCTGAAATCCACTGTTCAAGCGACAGGTGCGCAGACAGGCCAAATCGGTGACGCTGGCGCGATCAACCCGAATGCCAATATTGGCCGGATTGGTAATCTCCCCCAAGTCAATACGAATTACAAACCGCAGGACTATGCGACAGGCTTTGAAGCGCCCGGTGGCATTCAAAGCAGCGCGGGCGGGCAAGGCATTCGTGACGTTGGCGGGTTTGATCCCATCAAGTTCAACGCGCCGGATGCCGGCAGCTTCAAACCCATGGGGCAGGCGGGCGAGATCCTGCGGGAATTTGACAATGTGGACCCCGTAGACCGCAACATCGCAGCTTCCGGCAACATTCTGGACAGCTTCGGCCAGACCAAGGGCGATATTCAGTACGGATATGGCGGCGACTTCGCAGAACAGGCTGACGAAGTTCAAAACGCGATCATGGATCGCCTCGCCCCCGGTCAAGAGCGTGATTTGAAGCGGCTGGAAGCCCGTCTTGCCTCTCAGGGGCTTCGGGTGGGATCGGAGGGCTACAAGGCCGCTATGGACGATTATTCGCGGTCTGTGAACGATTCACGGCTTGGGGCGGTTCTAGCCCGTGGGCAGGAGCAATCACGCCTTGTCGGAATGGAGCGCGACCGGGCTGTGTTCAACAACAACGCCCAACAGCAAGACTATCTGCAACAGTTCCAACGCGGCCAGTTTGCGAATAACGCTCAGGCGCAGCGATTTGCCCAGAATGCACAGCGCAAACAGACCGAATTGCAGGCGCAGGCGCAGGAATTTCAGATGCTGGCGGAGCGGGCGCGGTTCTCAAATGCGGCGCAGGCTCAACAATATCAGCAGATGGCGGACCAATACACCCGCGAGGCGGCAGAGCAAAACAACGTGTTTGCCCGTGAAATGGCGGCGGCGGGCATGGATTTGCAGGCGCAGACCACAAACGCAAACCTTGGCTTGCAGCGCGATCAAATGGGTATCAACCGCGATCAGGCAGCGGCAGGTCTGGAATTGGAGCGCGGACGCTTTGCAAATGACGCTCAGGCGCAGGGCTACGGCCAAGCGGCGGATCAGGCGCGGTTTGCTCAGGACGCAACAGCCCGTGGCAACGCGGACAAGCTGGCGGCGGCGGGGCTTTCTTCAGACAACCAACGGTTCAACGTCAGTGCCGGAATGGATGCGGATCGCGCCAATATTGACGCGGACAAGTTTGAAGCGACTTACGGCTTAGACGCTCAAGGGCGTCAGTTTGACCAGAACGTCACCCGTGCGAACTATGAAGATCAGCAGTCAACACAGACCCTCTTGAATGAGTTGCAGGCAAGTGGGTTCAGCAATGACGCCCTGATGCGCATCTTCGGGATGGACATGCAAAACGCCGAAATGAGCAATGGCGTTCTGTCTGAGATTTTCGGCCAGAACCTCGCATCGGCCAACTTTGCGAATGATGCGCAGGGACGGGATTTTGATCAGAATATGGACCTCGCTGGTCTAAACAACAGCGCTCAAGCTCAGGAAGTGCAGCGAATGCTTGCGCGGGCGGGCTTGATGCAGGGGGATATTGAGAATGACCGGATCAGCACGGATCAGCTTAATTCGCTTCTGAGCGGCCAATATGACCGGACAGTGAGCGCGGACAAACGCGCCGTAGATCAGGCCAACACACAGCGCGATCAGGCGTTGAATGAAATGCTGACCGAACGCAACCAGCCGCTGAATGAGATCATCGGCTTGTTGAGCGGTTCGCAGGTGCAAAACCCGAACTTCATTAACCCGAATGTCAGTGGCATCGCGAACACCGACACGGCGGGTATTATTTCCAATTCGGATCAACAGAAATTCCAAGCCTATCAAGCGCAAATGGCGCAGCGTCAAAGCCTGATCGGCGGCATTCTGGGTCTTGGCGCTGGCTACTTGGGGGGTCTTTAAACATGAGCTTCATTTTCGGCGGAAATACGGGCCTGACATATGAGGAGGCCAAGCGGAAACGCGAGATTGCGGACTCCCTCACGCGGGGAAACAATCGCGCCCCGCAGAACGTTGGCGAAGGTCTCAATGCAATCGGCCAAGCGCTTATGGCGCGGGGCTTGCGGAAAAAGGCCGACAAGGCAGATAAAGAGGGCCGTTCCCGCGCTGATTCCGCATTTGCAGCCGTTCTTGGTGGGCGCAAGATGGGGCAACCTGCCTCCGGTGGATCTTACCAACCTCCGAGCGGTGACAACGCGGCAGCGGTTCGGGCGGGGCTTATCAGCCGGGGTATGCCTGAGCATATCGCGGATGGCTTCGTGATGAATTTCAAAGACGAAAGCGGGCTGAAAACCGACATTAACGAACATGCACCAATCGTGCCGGGTTCGCGTGGCGGTTACGGCTTGGCCCAATGGACTGGGCCACGCCGCAAGCAGCTTGAAGCTTTTGCGCAATCTCAGAACAAGCCCGTTAGCGACATGGATGTGCAATTGGACTTCCTGATGACCGAATTGCAGGGGTCAGAGGCGCGAGCGGCTAAATCCATTTTCTCAGCAAAAGATGCGGGATCAGCAGCAACGGCTATCGTGAATGACTTTCTGCGCCCCGCAGAAGAACACCGCGCCAGCCGCTCACAGCGGTACATGGGCGCGGGTGGTGGACGGCCTCAACAACCTGCCCAAGTCGCGGGCGGCGGTCCCGGCGTTGAGGAAATCATGGCGGCTATGTCTGATCCGTACATGAGCGACCAGCAAAAACAGGCACTTGGCATTCTACTTGAGCAGAAGATGCAGGCCAATGACCCTATGCGTAAATTGCAGATGCAGAAGGCTCAGATTGAGCTGGACCGCTTGCAGAACCCAGAGCCAAAAGTGCCTGAGTTCAAGATTGAGGAATTGTCAGACGGTCGGAAATACTACGTTGATCCGACAGGGCAGCAGCCCGCACGGCTGGTCAACCCAGATGCGCCAGAGCCGGGGCCGGACCCAAAGGCAGAACAGGACTTGCGCAAAGAGTTTTCCGGCCTTCCGGCGAACAAGGACTTTTCTGCTCAATCTCAGGCGTTTGGCCGCATTATTGCATCCACTGACAACCCGTCACCGGCTGGTGATCTGGCCTTGATCTTCAACTACATGAAGCTCCTTGACCCCGGTTCGGTTGTTCGTGAAAGCGAGTTTGCGACAGCGGCGGCAAGCGGCTCATATGGTGAGCGCATTCGTGCGGCGGTCAACAAGATCAACACTGGTGAACGCCTTTCCGAAGAAATGCGGCAGGACTTCTTGAAGCGGTCTGAAATGCTCTACAACGAGGCTGAACGCGGTTTTGATAACCTGTACGGCCAGTATGCAGACCGCGCCAAGGGGTACGGTATGTCACCAGAGGCGGGCCTAAATGACTTCCGCTACAAGGGGCAACACGCGCCAGAGGCGACACAGCGCCCGCAACTGCGCCCTGAAAGCCCACAGGCGGTGCAGAACCCGCAGCCAGCGCCACAGCAGCCAGATGCAGGCTTTGAGGCTTTCGCGGCTGATCCATCGGCGCAAGCAGCGGCTGAAAAGTACGGTGTGACCATTGAGGAAATGTGGGAAGTGAAGCGGGGGCTTAAACAATGAGCGAATTTGACTACCTCGCACTTGCCGCAGCGGCCAAAAAACGGCGACAGCAGGGCCAGCCATCAGCGGCACCTGACACCAATATTGTTGAGCAGACAGGCATCGGGGTAAATGAGGGTCTGGCTAATTTCGCGGGTATGCCAGTTGATATAGCGACAAGTGTTATCAATGGGGCGTTTGCCAAGCCGCAGTATGCGCCTGAAATGATCACTGGTCCTGACGGTCGCCCCATGCCTAGCCCTGACGCGCAGATCACACCCGGCAACCAAATCACAGATCCCATCGGGGGCAGCGGTACTTTCAATGCGGCCCGTAAAGAAGTGTTGCGCGATGTGCCGCCGGACACCACTGCCCAAAAATGGAGCCGTAAGGTTGGTCAGGAGGTCGGCGCGTCAGTCATCCCCGGCGCTGGCGTTGCAAGCCTTCCAAGCCGTATGGGGCAGGCAGCACGAGCCAACATGGGTCAGTACGCCGCAACAGAAACGGCTGGCGCAGTAGGTTCCGGTGTGGGCGCTGCGGCGGCGAATGAGGTTGCACCAGACAGTGCTATGGCTGAAATCATCGGTCAACTTCTAGGCGGTTCCGCTGGTGCCGGAGGGGTGCAGGTAGCAAAGCCAAGGCCGCAACAAGCCCCCACCATGGATGACCTTTACGCACGTCAAAGCGATGCTTACGGGCGCGTAGACGCCTCTGATAGCCGCTTGACGCCTGACAGCACAACCGCACTCCAAGAGGCGATCAAAGCCCGCGCAGCCCGTGATACGATGGACCCTGTCCTTGCGCCCAAGGCACACCGGACGGGCGAGAAAATTGGGGAAATGCAGACACCCACAATCAATGAGGTTGAGAAAATGCGCCGCCTAACGGGTAAGGTGGCGGGCAACCTTGACCCCACAGAGGCCGGACTTGGCGCGGGGATGAAGCAAGAAATCACCGACTATCTGGACAATCTCAAGCCCGATGACGTGACGGGCAGTGACCCCGAAGCGGCAGTTTCTGCGCTGCGTGAGGGTAGGGACATGACCCGCCGTATCAAGAAGTCCGAGCAGATTGCGGAGGCTCTCATGAAGGGTGAGCGCCGTGCCGCAACCAGCGGCACAGGTGGGAATGAGGTCAACGCGATCCGCCAGAACATCCGTGCCATCTTGGACAGCCCCAAAAAACGGGCGGGTTACACCGCAGATGAACTTGAGGCGATGGAGAAGATCGCGCGGGGGAGTGCGGCAACCAATACGCTGCGTGGACTGGGTAAGTTGTCACCGACAACAGGTGCCTTGCAGCAATTTACGGGCGGTGGCCTGTATGCTGGCGCTGCGGCAACTGGCAACCCACTTTTGGCTATCCCCCCTACGGTCGGCTTCTTAGCAAAGGCTGGCGCAGAGGGCATCACAAACAGTCAAGTAAAGAGCCTTCAAGAACTGATCCGAAACGGGGGTCCATTGGCCAAAAAGACGCTTTCGGGGGGGCAACGATCAGCAATTGCCGCGCTTCTGGCCTCCAAGCTCAACGGCGGGACTTCACCGCAATAAAGATCAGAAAGGCAAGGTTCACAGCAAGCATAGCCCACACAAGTGCGGGGCTGATAAAGAAAGAAGCAATGAAGATTAGGCCAAGTATGCCGCCGATAAGGTCTTTGCTCATCCACCAAATATGACCGCAGCCCGGTCAAAGGTCAATCTAGGAGGCTGTATGCCAACAATCTCTCCAAGCGAAACTGATTGCTTCCCTCTAGCTACGCCTGATCTT